AAAAGCAATAATTTATGACCATAAAGGTAGAGTAATAGCAACACAAACTTGTAGGTCAAAATCTGGTCCAGGTGGTATGGTACAAGACTCTATGGTATGGGGTAATGAATATCAGAAGTGTATGGCTGTTGCAACTAAAAAACTCGGACTTTGTGGATAATGAATACTCAACTTTTATGTACATTCTCTACCAAAAGAGAAAGTGGTGATGTCATTGATGTTATCAAAGATAGTTATGATGTTGTATTTGATAAAATATATTTACTGGAAAACCTTGACAATAATAGGCAACTTATGTTAACTTATAATGTAAACAAGGGGAGTACTATACACTTACCACAAACTATTTCTTTACATAGAAAGAAACAGACAAACACATTGTATACTATCAATGCAGTTAACGAGATAGTTATACTATTGAATGATGGTGTTATGGATAAGAATTATCCGATACCCTGGGAGAACTATAGTAATTCTATGTTACTAACTGGAGATGAGGGATTAAAAGTTATTAAAACAAAACTTTATAAAATAATAGATGTATAAAATAAACAAATAGGTTATAGTATGAAAATAATAGAGAAAAATTCTCGTGAGGTTATAGTAGTTCAAGAAGCAGAATACAAGGGTAACACATTCGTTGATATCAGAGTTCATGGTAAAAACGATAATGATGATTTGATACCAACAAAGAAAGGTGTTGCATTAAATCCGAAATTCGTTCCACAATTAATTGAAGCACTATTACAACTCGCAGAAGAAAAAGAGTGGGAAAACTTTAAAACTAATTAAAAATAAATTGGTGTTTTCAGCTTCCTATGGATATTTATATATGGTTACACTAAATAGTAACTAAACATTAATGATAAACAAATAACAAATACACAAGGAGAAATGACATGGCTCTTAATTTAGACCAAATCCGAAATCGTCTTAATTCACTTCAGACAACAACTTCAAGAACTAATAATATGTACAAACCACAACCTGGTAAACAGGTTGTTCGTATATTACCTTATAAGTTCGCCAACGATGATACAGTAGCAGGTGCTTTTATTGAGCAGTATTTTCATTACGACATCAATAAGAGAACTTATCTTTCACCGATTACACATGGTAATCCAGACCCTATTCAAGAGTTTGCAGAAAGACTAAAGTCTACTGGTAGTCGTGAAGATTGGAATCTGTCTAAAAAACTCACTCCGAAACTTCGTACATTCGCACCAGTGGTTGTTCGTGGAGAAGAGGGAGAGGGTGTTCGTTTCTGGGGATTTGGAAAGATGGTATATGAAGAAATTCTTTCTATCTTAGCAGACCCAGACTATGGTGACATCACAGATTCAGTAAGTGGTAGAGATGTTCAAGTTGAAGTAAAAATGCCAGAAGAAACTGGTAAATCATATCCAACAACAACGATTCGTGTTAAACCGAATCAAACTCCAGTATCATCTGATGAAACTAAAATGAAGAATTTTATTGAAAATCAAGTTGATATGAAAGACATTTTTCAAGAAATGACTTATGATGAGTTAAAAGAGATTCTTCAAAATTGGTTAAACCCAAGTGATGATGATAGTGAAGAAGAAAGTGTTGATGTGAAAGAAGATTCAACTAAAACAGAATCAGAAGAAAAAACTTCTACCACAAAAGTCACAAATGTAAGTGACGCATTTGACGAATTGTTTAATTCTTAAAATACAATATAGTGGGCAGTAGATAACAACATGATACGAGATTGTTGTTATTATACGCCTAACTGCCCACTTTTTAAAATAGAGGAAAACTTATGAAAATAAGAGAGACCGTTAGAGACGAACTTGCTAATGTTCTTGCTGATAAGTTAAATAATCAGTTTAAAGATGGAAAAGTAGCATATTTTCTTGATGGGGCTACTGAATCTCCATCTTCAATCAGACACTGGATTTCCACTGGGTCTTCAATGTTAGATGTCGTAATATCTAACCGACCCAATGGTGGATTACCGGTTGGACGAATAACAGAGGTTACAGGTCTTGAAGCATCTGGAAAATCATTGTTAGCAGCACATACTCTTGCAAACACCCAACAACGAGGTGGTGTTGCAGTTTATATAGACACAGAGAGTGCGGTTAGTCATGACTTCTTAGAAGCCATCGGGGTTGATTTGAAAAAAATGTTATATGTTCCACTTGATACGATTGAAGATATATTTTCTGCCATAGAGCATATTATAGATACGATTCGTAGTTCAGATAAAGATAGGTTGGTTACAATTGTGGTTGATTCAGTAGCTGCCGCATCAACGAAAGTAGAAATGCAAACAGACTTTGATAAGGATGGATACGCAACAACTAAAGCAATAGTCATTTCAAAGGCTTTGAGAAAAATTACAAATCTCATTAGTCGTGAAAAAATATGTCTCTTATTTACAAATCAATTGAGACAGAAGATGGGAGTTATGTTTGGAGACCCTTGGACTACAAGTGGTGGTAAAGCATTATCATTCCATTCTTCTGTTAGATTGAGAATAAAAAAAATGGGTCAGATAAAAAAGAAAGTATCTGGACAAGACCAAACGATTGGTATAAAAACCAAATGTCAAGTAGTAAAGAATAGGATGGGGCCTCCAATGAGACACGCAGACTTTGATATCTACTTTGATTCTGGTATTGATGATATTGGTAGTTTGTTAAAAGTTTTAAAGGACTATAAACTTGTTAAGTCTGCAGGAGCATGGTATACCTTGAAGTATGAAGATGAGGAAACCAAATTTCAAGCAAAAGATTTTGAGAAAATTTTAGAAAAAACTGGTATGAAAGAATATTTGTATAATTTAGTTTGTGAAAAACTTATAATGAAATATAAAGAGAAACCAGATTATACTATTGGTGAAAATGTAGAATATGACGAAGAAGTAAAGGAATAACAAATGCCAAAAGACTATTTGGATATGTTTAATGACCTTGTAGATGAAAAGGAACACCAATCAAAGTTTTCAGATAAGAACGATAGAATACTTTTAATAGATGGTTTAAATACTTTCATTAGAAACTTCTCTGTTAATCCAACTACTAATGATGATGGTACTCATGTAGGGGGTTTAGCGGGGTCTTTGAAATCCATTGCATTAGCAATAAGAACAACATCACCTACTGCTTGTATTGTTGTTTTTGATGGTAAAGGTGGTTCTACTAAACGAAGAAAAATTTTTCCAACATATAAAGCAAACAGAAAGGTTCATCGTAGATTAAATAGAACAGATTTTCATGATGGTATAAACGAAGCAGACGCAATGAAAAGACAGATTGTCAGACTCTTTGACTACTTAGAAGCACTACCGATAAAGACTATGATGTTTGATGGCATGGAAGCGGATGATGTAATAGGTTATGTGTGTTCCAACTTATATCCAGATTCAGAAAAGGTAGTCTATTCAAGTGACGGAGATTTCATTCAATTGATTAATGATAAGGTTACTATATTCAATCCAATTAAAAAAATGATACTTGATGAAAAATGGGTTGAACATGAATTTGGTATGTTACCAAAAAATTATTTGATATTTAGAACAATGGACGGGGACAAGTCAGATGATATAGATGGAGTAAAAGGATGTGGGTATAAAACAATGCAAAAAAAATTACCCCTTTTGTTTGAAGATGAGATAGTTAATATAGACGATGTTCTTAAATATTCTGATGAACATAAATCAGAAGCAAAGGTTTTAGAAAACATATCTAATGCGAGTGATAAACTACAGAGAAATTTTGAACTTATGCAATTGCAAAATGTTGACATACCAGTGACTTCAAAATCAAAAATTAGAAGTATAATGGATTCAACTGATTGTGGTCTTCGTAGAGGTAGTCTTCACCAAATGCTTTTGGAAGATAAAATGTTTGGAGCGTTTAAGAATCTTGATTATTGGATTAGGTCTTCGTTTACAACCTTACAAGCATTTTTGAGTTCTAAATGAACCAAGTAGAAAACTTTACAAACTACGGAAAAGCATTTCAATCAAAGACAATTGTATGTCTTATTAAAGACAAATTATTTATCCAACAGATACTGGATATTCTGGAAACGAAATATTTTGAATCGGAATCTGATAGGTGGATTGTTGATATGATAAAGACATATTTTACAAAGTACAAAAAAGTTCCTACTATGGACGCAATAAAAGTAGCATTATCAGAAATTGATAATGAGATTTTAAAAGTTGGTGTAGTTGAGAACTTAAAAGGTGCTACAAGATATGTTAATGCAGATGATTTAGAATTTGTAAAAGAAAAATGTATTGACTTTTGTAGAAATCAAAATTTAAAGAACGCAATATTACAATCAGTTGACTTACTTAGTAATGGTAACTTTGATGGTATAAAGAAGTTGGTTGATGATGCAATGAAAGCAGGCACTGAAAGAGATATTGGACATGATTATAAGGTTGATATTAACACTCGGTTTGAAGAATCTGTAAGAAAATGTATTCCAACATCTTGGGATTCAGTAAATGAATTAACTGGTGGTGGTTTAGCAGCAGGAGAACTTGGTGTTATAGTTGCTCCAGCGGGTATTGGTAAGTCATGGGCACTTGTTGTTATTGGTACAGAGGCGGTAAAGAAAAAATTAAATGTGATACATTATTCGTTAGAGTTGAATGAGGCGTATATTGGGTTGAGATATGACGCATCTTTTACTGCAATCGCGATGCAGAATTTGAAATGGGAAAGAGAAAAAATAGAAAAGAAAGTAAGTAAATTACCAGGTAACTTAATTGTCAAACATTTTCCAACAAGAACGGCAACCGTAAATTCACTTTCAGCACATATTGAAAAAACAATATTAGCAGGATATCCACCAGATATGATTGTAGTTGATTATGCAGATTTACTTAGGGATGTATCTTTAACAAAAGAATATAGACACGCTCTTGGTAATATTTATGAGGACTTAAGAGGTTTAGCAGGAATATATGAAGTTCCAGTATGGACGGCTTCACAAGCAAATAGAAGTGCGTTAGAAGAAGATGTAATTGATGCAACTAAAGTAGCAGAAGCATATAGTAAAGTTATGACGGCGGATTTTGTAATGAGTCTTAGTAGAAAAGTGAATGATAAAATTTCTGGAACTGGGAGATGGCATGTAATCAAGAATCGTTTTGGACCAGATGGTATGACATTACCATGTAAGATGGACACTTCAAATGGTCAGATATTCATCTATGATGAGAGTTCATATAGTGGTCAAGAACAACAAGGTAAGATGAATCAAGGACAAGAGTTTATTAGAAAAGAATTATCAAAAAAATTCAGCCAGATAGGTTAATGCTTCATGGCAATATATGAATATAAGACTACTTAAAGTAGGAAGTAAAAATATTTTAAAAGAGAATACGGAGAAATGTGAAGATGGATAAGTTTATATTATCAGAAAAGTTTATAAAAAAATATAAAAGAAGGAAAGTACCATTTGGTTTTAATGGTTTAGGTGAATTGGTTTATATGAGAACATATTCCCGTATTAAAAAAAATGGAAAAAATGAAAAGTGGTGGGAAACTATACGAAGAGTCGTAGAGGGAACTTATTCTATGCAAAAGTATTGGATTGATTCACATAGTCTTGGTTGGAATCCTTGGCAAGCACAAAAGTCAGCACAAGAAATGTATGACCGAATTTTCAATATGAAATTCTTACCCCCTGGTCGCGGTTTGTGGGCTATGGGTACTCCAATCACAGAGAAAAAGAAATTACACGCTGCTTTAAATAATTGTGCATTTGTATCAACCGAAACATTAAAAGATGATTACTCAAAACCATTTACATTCTTAATGGATGCAAGTATGTTAGGTGTTGGAGTCGGATTTGACACAAAAGGTGCTGGACAAATACTTGTTAAAGGAGTAAATAAAGATAAAGATGAACAAGTTTTTGTTATACCAGATACGAGAGAGGGATGGGTGGAATCACTTGGTATGTTGTTAGAAAGTTATTTTCATGGTTCAGCAGAAATTCAATTTGATTACACAAAGATTAGAGCATTAGGAGAACCAATCAAGGGTTTTGGTGGAGTTTCAAGTGGTCACGAACCACTAAAAGAAATTCATGAAGAAATAAGAAAAGTATTAAATAAAAATGTAGGTGACCCAATTACCGTTACTACAATTGTTGATATAATGAACCTTATTGGTAAGTGTGTTGTGGCAGGGAACGTAAGACGAACAGCGGAAATTGTATTTGGTGACCCAAATTCAGACGAATATTTAGATTTAAAAAACTATAAAGTAAATCCACATAGAGAACAATTTGGTTGGACTTCTAATAATTCTTTATTTGCAGAACTTGGTATGGATTATAGTGAAATATGTAAGAGAATTGAAGATAATGGTGAACCAGGTTTGGCGTGGTTAGAGAATATGAGAGGATACTCAAGGATGAAAAACGGAAAGGACTGGAAAGACCATAGAGCAGCGGGTGGCAATCCATGTCTGGAACAAACATTAGAATCATATGAGTTATGTTGTCTTGTTGAAACCTTTCCGAATAATCATGATACATTGGAAGACTATCAGAAAACTTTGAAATACGCATATTTATATGCTAAAACAGTAACACTTGGTAAAACTCATTGGAGTGATACTAATAGAGTTATGTTAAGAAACAGAAGAATTGGTTGTAGTGTAAGTGGTGTTGCACAATTTATTACTAAACATGGAATGGAAGAATTGAGAAATTGGTTAGAAGATGGTTATGATACTATTCAAGAATGGGATAAAATATACTCTGATTGGTTAGCAGTACCTAAGTCAATCAAGACTACTTCTGTAAAACCAAGTGGAACTGTTTCACTATTAGCAGGAGCGACACCAGGGTTACATTATCCTGAGAGTCGGTTTTATATTAGAAGAGTGAGATTATCTAATCAATCAGAATTATTAGAACCATTAAAGAAAGCGAATTATAAAATAGAAAAGTCATTTGGTTCAGAAGATACAACAATGATTGTTGAAGTACCAGTTGATGTAGGAGAGGGGATTAGAACTTTGAGTGAATTATCTATCTGGGAACAATTTAGTTTAGCATCATTTATGCAACGACATTGGGCAGATAATCAAGTTAGTTGTACAGCAACTTTTAATCCAAAAACAGAGACCGATGAATTACAATATGTATTAAATTATTTTCAATATCATTTAAAAGGAATTTCATTATTACCAAGACATGATTATGGAGCCTACAAACAAATGCCATATGAAGCAATAGATGAAAAGACCTATCAAAAAGAACTTTCAAAACTTGGTAAACTAAATTTTGGTTCAATTAAAAATGAAACGGCAGAGGTAGATAAATTTTGTAATAATGATTCTTGTGAAATTTTCCCTACCACTGGTGATAACGATGACCAAGATTATGCAAATTAAGAGTAAAGAAATGCGGACAGGTAGTGCAGACGCACCTGAAGAAAAATGCGTCTATTTCATAACAACAATGATAGGAGAACGATTATGAATTATCGTAATCTAATCTCATTAGTAGCAACCTTTTTAATGCCTATGTTCATTTATGGACAAAACAGCATTGGTGGAGTTGTTTCTAATGAATCAAACAATCCAATAGTTGGAGCTAATGTGATTGTAGTAGGAACTGATTTAGGTTCATCTGCAGACGCAGATGGATATTACTCTATTGATTTAGAGGCAGGTTCTCATACAATTACCGCTTCCGCAATTGGATATGAATCTCAATCGTCTGAGGTGAGAGTAGAAGGTGACGCAAACATTGTCAACTTTGTATTGTCAGTTTCAGCAATTGAGATGTCGGCATTGGAAGTTTTGGCTTCTCGTGCTGATGAAACAACACCTGTTGCCTACACTAATGTAGATAAAGAAGAATTGGAATTTCGTCTTGGTAGTCAAGATGTTCCAATGGCACTTAATACTACACCAAGTGTTTACGCAACTCAACAAGGTGGTGGTGCGGGTGATGCTCGTATTAATGTTCGTGGATTCAACCAACGAAATGTTGCAGTTATGATTAATGGTGTTCCCCAAAATGATATGGAGAACGGATGGGTTTATTGGTCTAATTGGGATGGAGTTGCAGATGCAGCCCAATCAATTCAGATGCAAAGAGGTCTATCAGCCGTTAATTTAGCAACTCCGTCTATTGGTGGAACAATGAACATAATCACAGACCCAGCGGCTCAAGAGAGTGGTGGGAAGTTCAAACAAGAAGTAGGAGAGGGTGGATTTCTAAAATCAACCATTAACTACAACACTGGTCTTATGATGAATGATAAGTTAGCACTTAGTGGAACTATTGTTCGTAAGACTGGGGATGGTTTTATTGATGGAACCTGGACAGACGCATGGGCATACTACGCAGGAGCGAGTTATGCTGTAACCGATGACCAAAGGTTTGAGTTATATGCAATAGGAGCACCACAACGACATGGTCAGAACCTATACAAACAGAACATAGCAACTTACTCACAAGAGTTAGCAGGAAGTATTGATGGATACAATGATTCTTCTTATGTAGCAGGTGAGAAGTTTGAATATGAAGCTGGTAGGTTTTTTAACCAAAATGTTGCTGATGTTGACCCCAGTTATACTGGACAACAATATTGGTATATGTATGGTGCTAAAACCAAAGATAGGTACAATCCTAATTTCCTAAATGAAAGAGAAAACTTCTTTCATAAACCACTTGTAAACTTGAATCATTTTTATGATATTAATGACCAAGTTAGACTAAGTTCAGTAGCATACTGGAGTGGTGGTTCAGGAGGTGGAACTGGTACTTATGGTAGTGTAAACCGATTTCCTGCAGTTGAAGGAAACGCTTGGTACGCAAGTTCACCTTGGACATGGGATTGGAATGGTCAGATTGCTGAGAACTCTGCTAATGTAGATTCTACTTGGTCTGATACCGAAAATCGTTCAGATGGTATTCTTCGTAATTCAATCAATAGACAAAACACTTATGGTTTGATTTCTAAATTGAACTATGATGTTTCAGACGAACTTGAACTTCAAGTTGGTGTTGATTGGAGAACTGCTGGTATAGAACACGCTCGTGAAGTTCGTGATTTACTTGGTGGTGATTACTATGTTGATTATGCTGATGCTAATGCTTCGGATGGTAAAGTTGTTAGGTTAGGTGATATTATCGCTTATCATAACGAAACAACCGTTGATTGGCTTGGGGCATTTCTACAAGGTAAATACGATACCGAAAAGATGAATCTTTATGGTATGGGTGGAATGTCCACAATTGGATATACTTACCACGACCATTTTGCAGTTGATGCTGGTGTAGTTGAAGCGGACGCAATCACAACCTTTCAAGTAAAGGGTGGTGGTAGATATAATCTTGATGATAGAATGTCTGCCTTTGCGAATGTTGGTTATGTTGAAAAACCACCAATCTTAGATAATGTAATCTCTTATGATGGCACTGTTTCTACAGACCCAGATAATGAGAAATTTACTGGGATGGAATTTGGTGGTGCATACGGAAGTGATAAGGTTTTGGTCAAGGGTAGTTATTATAATACTCAATGGAAAGATAGAAACCTTACCAAATCTGTAACCACTGGACAAGGTTCAAGTGGAGATACAGATATCATTTATCTTACTGGTGTAAATCAAAGTCATACTGGTTTTGAGGTGGAGTCCAAAGTGGCTCTTCACGATATGGTTGACTTAGATGTAATCGTAAGTGTAGGTGAATGGAAGTTTGTCGGAGACGCAAAGGGCGATTATACAGAGATGGAATACAATGATGATGGTCAGATTATCGGTCAGACATCTACAGAGTATGAATACGCACTTGATGGTCTAATGGTTGGTGATATGCCACAGACATCTTATGTTGGTGGTCTTACTATCAAACCAATGGATGGGTTAAGACTACAAGGTCTATATAAATGGTATGACAGTCACTATGCTGATTGGAGTCCAGATAGTCGTGAAGTTGATGGTGA